ATAACATATGAGGAAATAAATGAGTCCAGTGAAACTCTCTCTGTTGAAAAAACTTCAACATCTGGAACATAAATGGTCGGCAGATTTAATGACTAATGGTCTATGTACTGTTGATATGTTGAAAACAGAGAATGATATTAAGTCTGTAAGAAATCAGATTAAATATCAAGATATAGAAGAAAGTTTACAAGCAACAGCTTAGTTTAACTTTCAAAATTTAGAAAATTTCGCTTTTTCTTCTAGGATACTTGTCGGCTTATCTAAAGCATAGTGATTAATTATCATTAAAAGTTTTGGTCTTTTAACAATCGAATAAGGATAAATCATTTGAGCAACGGCAAATGCTTTACGGTGAGATACTCTCCAACGCCATTGATCTTTTTTACCTAAGCCATAATTTTTTTTATAAGTAACAGTTCCGTGTTTAACTACATTTAAAAAATAATGTAAGGGCTCTATTTCTGTCATATTAATTTCCATAGTAAGGGCCCATACTTTTCCCATATTACCACTTGCATATTTTCTTGGATAAAGTTTATATTGTACACAACCTTCTCCATCAAACAAACCTGCACAGTAAGCAATGTGTTCAGTACTTAATCTATTTTTAATTTTATTATTTAGCATCACCCCAGGACTTTCCTAAACCATACTCAACAACAAAAGGTACTTTAAACTTTATTGTGTTCTCCATTATATTTTTTATTTCTTTTGCTTGCTCTTCATTCTCTACATTGAAACATAATTCATCGTGTATTTGTAATGTCGGCATAAAACCTTTTTTAAAACAATCTAACATAGCTTGTTTTGTTTGATCTGCTGATGATCCTTGAATTAATCTGTTCAATGCTTTGTAAGTGTAAGCTCTTTTAATATTGTCTTTACCATATTTAGCTACAGCATTTTCGTGTTTCTCTGCTATATGCAAACCAAAGTCTCTTGTTTCCCACATATCAAATCTACATTTTCTACCTTTCTTAGTTCTAATTACACCTTTGTCTTGTGCTGTTTCCATACATTTATCGGAAAGTTTTTTAACAAAAGGTACTTTACGATTATACTTTGCAATAAGTGATTCAGCTTCTTCTCTAGATAAACCTAAACTGTTTGCTAATTTATTTTTACCCATACCATACATTAAACCCAAACCAATTGTTTTAGCTTGGCCTCTTTCAATACCTACTAACTCAGCTACTGTTTGGTGAAAGTCTGCTGATGCGTTTTTATATGCATCTATTAATTCATTTGAACCCTCATAACCCTCTCCAATTGAAGCTGCATAGTGCACCGTCATTCGTGGTTCTTGTTGCGAATAATCAAAGCTACCCCACTTACAACCTTCATCAGGTATAAATAATGATCTTATCTTAGGACCAAACTCTTTATTTCTTGCAGGTATTTGCTGTAGGTTTGGATTAGACATACTTAATCTACCTGATACAGTTCCACCATTATCAGATCTAAGCTGTTGTATTTCTGCATGTATCCTACCATTTACTTGATACTTCATTATTGATGTTAAGAATGTATTATGAAACTTGTTTAACTCTCTTGCCTCTAGTATAAGTTTAGCTATCTTATGATTACAATTAACCAACCAATTATGAGTGAATGATGGTTCGTCTGTTTTTGCAGTTCTTGGATAAACTACACCAAGCTTATCAAATGCTTTTGCAATTTGTCTCGCAGTCCATATTTCTACGTCAACTCCTGCAACGTTCTTTATTTGTTTTAATACTTCTTTTTCTTGGAGTTGCATTGTTTTACGTAGGGCTTCAGCACGTTCTACCTCTACTCGTACACCTTTTCTTCTCATCTTAATTAACAAAGGTAATAGTTCAGATTCTAATTCCCAAACTGTAGTTAAACTTTGCGATAAAATTTCTTGTTTAAATCTTTGCCATAATAGGAGCGTGAGCCGTGCATCTTGTTCAGCGTAAAATCCAACATGCTCTGCAGGTAACTTCCACATCTCTGCTTTAGCATCTACACCGTGAGCTGCTGCAGCTTCTTTTAAATCTGCTTCTGCTTTTATTTCATTTAAATAATCAATCGATAAAGAGTTTAATGAATAAGAAAATCTATTCTCATCTATGAGTGCGGCTGCTATCATCGTATCTATGATCTGACCATTTACTTTTATACCTGATGCTTCTAACCAACCTACGTCATACTGTGCGTTATGAAATATTTTAGGACAAGGTAAAGCACATACAGACTTCATATAATTTTTAACTTGTTCAGGTATCATATTGCCACCACCATAGTGTGCAAATGGAAAGTATCCTTGCCAACCTTCTACAGCTACAGCAAAGCCTACAATCTCTCCTTTACCTATGGCCCAACCTGCACCTAGTCCTTCATTAATTCCATCGTCTCTTGTTTCTAAGTCGATTGCTATTTCTTTAGCATCACTTAAATCTTTAAACTCAGACGGCGTTGACCATATATGTTTTTTAAATGTCATTGATAATTGTAAACTCATTAATGTATTGTGCCTTTTCTTTTTTCAATTAATTTATTTAAGGCACTTATTACACCTTTTTCCCAAACCCAAGGTTTATTATAATGATCTACTTTAAACCAACTTTTAGGTAACCAAATTTGAATAGGTTTTAAAATAGATCCATATTTATGGTTTAGCCACCAAAAAGATCTACCACTAATTTCATAAATTTCAGCTAATACTGCTTTTTTGCTTTGCCTAAGAGCAGTAAATCTTATTCTTCTATGAAAATAAAATTCTTTGTTCATTGTTCAGCTTTCATTATTGTACTTACTGTATCCTCATCTTTTTTATATTCGTATTTTCCTAGTTTATATTCTTTACAATAACAATCACCACACAAAGGAAATCCTCTGTCTATGACAACTGCTATCTTAGTACATTTAATACATGTTTTATCTTGCATAATTCATAATAACAAATCCTACAATAATAAAGACAATCAAACGCAATATCTCTTTTATTGCAATTAATACATTTACTTGTTGTCATCTTTTAATTTTAATATTTCTAATTCACAATAATGAATTATCTTTTGTAAATCTTCTATTTTATTTTTTGATAAATACCTACAAACGTACTTCACAACATTTCCCTGAAAGAACGAGAGATTGTTTTTAGAAATAAATTCATACGGCTGAATGTGAAAAGATTTATAGTGACTCCCACCTACCTGTCTTTCTTGTGGAAACACTTCATCAAACATATTTTTATTTGTCATTTTGTTTTTCCTGTACATAGATTAAATAATCCGAACCAATCGGATAGCTATACTTATAGTCAGTTCGAAGTAAATGTAAAGACTTTTTTGCTCTTGTTGCACCGGTGTACCATACTTTACGTTCATCTGTTTTATCATCTTTATTTTTTGTTTTAAAATTAGATGGGTAATTGGTTTTGCTATACATAACCACGTGATCTGCTTCATCACCTTTTACAGAATGAATAGTATCTATAATAATCTTAGGCTCAGCATCTAATTCCTTTTGACCATATCGTCTAAGTAATCTAATAAAATTCCTTGTTTGACCTGGCTTAAAGTTTCTTCTTAATATCCAATACCAAGGTTTCTTTTTAGCTTTATCATCTAAATCTAAACCACACCATTGTTTAAGTTCTTCAAATCCATATTCTTTAAAGTCAGGTTCAGCAGACCAAAACTTTTCTGTTCTATAATCAACTTCTGTTAGTTCTCTTATGTATCTATATAAATTTTGTGCTTCTATTTTATTTAACTTTTTATCATTATTTAATTTTGTCCAAGCCTTAATAGCTTTCCATTGCTTATCATCAAAGCATTTATTACCGTGATTATCTTTAAAATATAAACCTGCATCTTTAGCTAACATTCTTAATTCATTTACAGTTGTGTTAATTCGACCCAAAATGAACCAAGTACCTTGCTCTTCATTAAAAGGTATCTTACTAAATTGCTGATAGCTTTTAACATATCCTTTTTGATTAGATGGTTGATATTCTTTTTCAATGCTGCCTTCGATACCTCTTCTTATAATTTGAGAGAAGTGGTGTATAGCTTCTCCAAATCTTCTTGTCTTTCTTAGTCTAACTTTTCTACCGGGAAAGTATTCTGTAAAATATCTAGAGTCTGCACCATTCCATTTATAAATACCTTGGTCATCATCTCCTGCTAAATAAATTCTTTTAACATTCTTAGCCATCTTATAAATTACATCCCATTGTAGTGGTGTACAATCTTGAGCTTCATCTAATATTAATAACTCTAGAGCTGGGAAGCTAACTTCTTTAACTGCTCTTTGAATCATATCATCAAAGTCTATGAATGGTTTTTGTTTACCGTGGGCCTTGTAGCTTTCATAGGTTTGTATTTTTCTAAGGAATACATCTATATTATCTTTTTTATATGATTCGCTTTTATATGCCTCTGTTGGATTTACTCTTAAGTTCCTTGCTTTACTGTATACTTGTAGTGACCAATCTTTATAAGTGAAGTCATCATCAGATAATCTAGTATCTGATTTCTTAACGATACTATTCTCTAATGCATAATCAATCATACAATCTTTAGGATCAAATACTTCTTCATCAAAAAATCTTCTGCAATATTTATGTAAAGTATTAAATCTATAAAAGTCATCTGATGAGAAATGAGGAAAAGCTTCTAAAGCTCTTTCTCTAGCTGTGTTAACTGCTTTATTTGTAAAAGATAAGAAGGCTATTTGTTGTGGTTGTATACCTTTTTTAAGATGTCCTTTTAAAACTCTTTCAATAAGCGTAAATGTTTTACCTGTACCTGGAGGACCAAATATCTTAATCGTCTTTTGTTTTAATGACTTTAGATAATCAAGTTCTGAATTTTCCTGTGTGGTATTCGTCATCTAGCTCCGATAGTTTATTTTCTTCTTGTTTAGGTTTTACTTTTACTTTTTTGTATTCCACAAATTCAGGCATCTCTACACACCATACATTCTTTTCACCTTCGTGATATTCTAATTTCTTACATCCTAATAACTTCATAGCTTCTTTAGATGTATTAAAATATTTTTTACCTGTTAGAAATTTCTTTAATGTAACTTGTTTGAAGTAACAGTTCTTAGTTTTAGAATCCATAATGACAAAGCCGTCTTTAATTTTTGCAAAGTCATCTACCTCTAAATGATCTTCAAAAAATTTTTTAAGAATATCGTACTGCTGTTCATTCAATACATCTAACCATTTAGATTCATTATCCTCTACAGCATTCATCACAATATGACTCATAAGCATTTCAAATGGTGATGGGCCTTTTCTAGGTCTAGGTAAAGTCTTCCAATAGATTTTATAATTTAATAATCTCTTTCTCCAAGCTTTCTCATCCGCCATATCTTCAGGTCTAACTGTAATAAACTCATCATTTAAATTAAAACTATATTCAATTGATTTAATATCTCTACTGTAAGTTATATCTTTAAAATCATTTACAATATCAGGTGCTTCTGCTCCTATACCTAGTGGTCTGTTCTTACATACTTCCTTATTACAGATAGGTGATAGAGC